CCCTTTTTTGAAGTTAAGATAACCCAGATATGCGAGGTCCTTACCAAAGAAATCAAAAAAATGTTTCGTACTTCTGAGCGGATTGTAATTAAATTTATCAACATCAACGCCGTTGGAAATGACGTGTATCCGATCCACACTGCTTTTAATAACTGGATATTTTTTCAACACTATATCCTTAATATGCTCAGCAACAAAAACCAGATCCGTAATTACTCCCCACTTAATATAATCCAGATAACTCGTAAATGCCTCATAACTGTGGAGACGTAATATTACCTGCTTCTGGTATAGCAACTGTTCAAACCGGGTAACATTAATTGCAGACTGATCCGCCCATTCAATCCAGATTATGTCAGCCCATTTTGCTGCATTAAAGGTCTGCTCAAGATCATTGGTCACGCAAATCCTTGTCTCGTAATTTGCTTTAAAATGATCTGACACCTCCGCTAAATGACCGTCAAGCCCAGGTGAACATATGATTGCCACTTTTTTCAAATCAACTTTTCCCATTTTCAATCCTCCGTAGATTTCATTTCCGAATTAAGTTTTTATGGGGCAGGGCAGTCGGAAGCCGCCTTTTCGGTCATGAACCTATCCCCATATTCTTTTATACTGCGTATGTCGTCATATTATTTGGATCTGTTTGGTATGCTATCGTAAATCTGATAAGCACCCCACACCAGGGTTTTTCTCCCTGCCCTATTTCATAATCATAGCCTTTAAATATCAAATCCGATACCGTTTCATTCAAGTCATAGTTTGGATCATCCGATACTTTTGGGGCTGTTGTAGCCCGGTTTAATGCCGTTATAATGTCTGCTGCCAACTTATCCACCACATCAATAAACGGATCATCCCTGGTCAAGCTATGGGCTTCAATAAATAACTCAAGATTCCTGTTGTCATCATTGTAAACTGTTCTCTCATTTGAAAGAGATGTACACCAATAATTAATTGCCGGTAAATCATACCCGTTAAATGGCTCAAGTTTCGCTCTTTTAACCTTTTTTATCGTGTAATTGTACCCGTTATTGGTGGTTATCTTTTTAAGCCGGGCATCAATTTCATCTAATATGGTTGTTGTAGCTGGAGTTGCCATTTAATCTTCTTCTCCAATCAAGTCTACTAATCTTGATAATATTGTTGGTATCTGATCTTTTGCAGCATCAACCATGCCCAACCTGGCGGGGATCGTGACTTCTTTTTTAAGTACCATCATCATTTTGTCACCTAAAAATACTCCCCAATTACCAGCCTTTGATTTATGTATATGTGCACCTTCATCAAACAGCATTTTTGCTGATTTTCTCATCACCCCAGCGGGAGTCAGGTTTGAAAAAACCGGAATATTCAGATAAGGCCCACCGGGTACTCCCGTATATTTGTCAATCGCCTTTACTGTTCCGCCAATTTCCTGCATAGGGGCATATCTTATTTTCGTTCCCAAAACATTAGCCGTGCTATGAAATGATGCCCGCAAAGTTTTAAGAGTTGTACCTGTTACGCTTGTTTGCAATGACCGCATCAAATTCCCGGTCCGTGAATTAATAATCATAGAAGAAAATCTGAGCTTGACTTTCTTATCCGCATCCAAAACAGCTTTTGCAAATATCTCCCTTGCATCGTCAAATGTTTCTTCCGGCAATTCATCAAGATATTCTCTTACCTCTTTGAAATTCCGAATCTCTGCATTTAATAATTCATCAGCCATTTATACTAACCTCAATGGATGTTTATATTGATTCAGCATTCGCTTAACTTCCTTCAAGAGACCAAGCTCCGGCCTTTGAACTGATCCACCCGCAGTCGACACACTACTTGCCCCAATCTGATCTTTGGCCTGAAACTCATAAGCAGTTTGCATTAGAGCCGCCCTGGCCATTGCATCCGGAACAACAGAAATGCCCCCGGTATAAACAATGACTATTTTTGCTTTTGATAACGAAACAGCTAACTGAATTCCATATTCCGTGATTTCATATTCCTCATTTTCATCATACGTTTCGGACTCTCCGATTATCGTAACCGTGACCGATGATACGGCAGTAACAGGAATGGCTGGAAGAGATATCATTGACCGTTTGCGAGATCCGATATAAATCGTTTCTGTGCGTTCCGTTGACTCCAGCAACCGACTAAGATATTCTTCAATAGCAGATGTTACAGATGGCCGGAGAATCTCCAATGCTGGATATTCTGTTATTGCGGCATCTTCCAAACCAAGCAACGCTTTCAGAGCTGAATATGTCACAAGTTCAATTGCCATTCAATTATTCCTTCCGCCGTCTTGTCGTCCTGGCAGGCTTGCGTTTTGCTTTTGGCTTTACTGCTTTTTTGATTACAACCTTTTCCGGCGTCTTGATTTCCACTTGTTCAGGAGTCTCGATTTCAATAACCTTCTCCGGTGTTTTCACTTCAACGACCTTGAGCTTTACTTCCACTGCCACCTCCATCTGCTCAACAAAGACTTTCGCAAGATCATTTCCGGGGATACCAGACAAATTGTATTCCTTCCCGGCAACATAAGACCTCACTGTAAAACCGTCTGGGCTGCCTTTCGTTGTCTCCAGCATTTTAATCTTCATAATAAATGCATCCTTTTTTTATTTAAACTGTCTTACAGTTCGTATTTTAAACGATAATTTAAAAGTAATACCCTTATATAGATATCGACTTAAAAACCTTAATACGGGCTTGTAAGGCAGCGGCAAATTGGATAAATGGGCTATGGGAAGAGCTATAAACTGTTTCTCATAGCCCATTTTAACTTATTCCAACTCAACTACTCTTATTCAGCCGCAACGCTCCGCAAAGGCCCGAGCACACTGGTCACACTGAATACGCATGTTCCACCCAGCGTAATACTCAGGCGGCTATAACGCCCTCTGGGATTCGGCACATGGATTGTATCACTCCCAGTCGCGGCAATGGTACAATTTACATCGTTCCCCGCCCCACTGGTTTCTTTTATCCATGTCGAATCATCATCACTATAATACAAACTTGCAACAAACGAACTGGCAAACACACCACAGGAAATGAAATAACTCACGGACGGAGCGAGTGCATGGTCAATGCTTTCCGTGTTGTAATCAGCGGCCCCCCTGCTCTTAGCAAGTTTACCGTCATCATCTAATGTGTAATTTACTCCAGGATCACCTTTCATAATATTCTCCTTCTGTCCAACATTAAAGTTTTAAAAAAACCTTGCCAAAAGCACTTGGGAGGATGCATCTGGTTTGCAAATGCTTCCGACAAGGAAACAAAATACTAATTAAAACGGCCCGCCTGCACCGGCCACAACTGCACCCGTTGCATCAAGCGGTTCCCACCAAATATGAAAAACAACAGTTCCATCGGTCGCGGCATGAGTAGCAATGGAGTACCCAACATCTACACCCTGAGTTGAAACTACATCAAAAATAACACTTGTGAGGGCTGATTGCGCATCGCCACCAGCTACCGGAGTTGTGGCTGCTGCACCATATACAGCAGATACAACATCACCATCAGTAAAAGTAGTACCTGCACTATCCAGAGCTGTGGCGGCAAAGATCGCTGCTGTATTACCAGCAAACCCAAGAGCCATAGTTCCATCATTACTGGTGGTGACAGCGGTCTCCGTAACTTCTGCCATAATTTGCATGCGAACAGCACCGGTCACTTGCGCTATTTCATGAGCGGCAACGGTCTGCCAAGTCGCTTCAGAAAGAACAGCCGTAACCGTGAAATAATTCGGGGCAACCGGGCTTGACGTAGAATCAGCAACCGCATCATCATCCCAAAGAACATTGGATATTGTCATCGAACCAGGATCAACAGCGGTCGTCTGGACATCAGTCCTAACAAGGACATCCTTAATAGACCCAAGAGCGGCCCCGGTAAATTCAATCGCATGTTCCCCATTGGTCAGATTGGTAATTGATCCACCCTGAATTAATACTTCAAGATCCACGGTATCTGACCAAATCGCACTTACAGAATATTCACCATATAAATACGGCTCAATGATTTGGAGATTGTTATTTACTCCGTTTCCCGCATCAATAAAATGAGCGGCCCCAATTGCGTCAGCAGTGAATTGAGTTGGGCGAATTATCTTTACTCCATCCGCAGCGGCAGCAAGATCAATGGCGTCCACAAATTCAAAACTGGAAGTCGTGGGCTCAGGAAATACAGCATCAATCAATTCGAAATCATCCCCTGCCGCCTCAACCATGAACCCGGCAACTACTGCACTAACACCCGCAAGATATCGACCACCAAAGATTCGGCAACCCGCCGCCCCTACTGCGATGGTTCCATCCGTATCGGTAAAAGTATAAGTTGCCTGGGAATAAATTGACCCCTCATGGACAATAGTAATGCCCGCCTTGTCCAGATCAAACCCATTAGCAGCGGCATAAGATTCGGCATGCCCAGCAGCCACCCTGATAAGATCCCCATTGGAAGCTGCCGCCAAATTAATAGCAGCATCAACAGTGAGGGAAGCATCTGTCCAGGATGTACCAGCGGCTGTCCCGCTGGCCCCTGAATCAACATACCAAACATCTCCACTGGTTTCAATTCCAAGCCCTGCCTCAAAAACAGGGACATTCTTGACCGTTAAGTCCTGGGTTCTCACCCAAGGCCGATAATAGTCAGTGGCAAAAGCACTCGTGCTCATGATCAGCAAAACTGACATCAGCAGGAACACCATGGTTTTAAAATGTTTCATAATCTATACTCCTTTTCTACCCTTTAAATTTTAATGGTTAAGTCGTAGCAATTTTAACCGGACAAAAAGCCTCAACTAAAGTTACCTGACCACCAACCCGTTTAACAATTTTGAACCCGGTCTGATCATACTCCGCATATCGTTCAATCAATCTCTGAACGGTCAAACCTTTTCTGTCACGGATTTTGTACCCGGCCTTGAAATCACCAAATACAATAGGATAAGCATTTGCAGCGATGTCCGGCATGCCTTCAGGATTCACAATCGGTTTCCCAAGCAACAATGCAGGGGCTCCCAACTGAACCGGGGGCTGCCACAGATAACGACCTTCACCATCTTTCAGTTTCCTGATGACCGCCTCAGTAGTAGAATTGAATGCCCATGTACCATTTGCCCGGTAAGTCTTTTTTGGCGTATACAAGCAGTCAACCAAAACATCGACGCCATTATGAGTACCATCCTGAAAAG